ACGGCAGAAGTACTTATCGTCAAATATATGACCGTTTGGAGAATGCAGCAGTTACTTTTAGTATGATAGATGACAAAGGTAATTATAAGGTTTTTAATAAGGCAGGTTTATTACTACCAGTTGATAAGGAAATTTGTAAAGAAGACGGTGAATATTATTTAGGGTACCAATTTGACCTTAAAGATGTTAACTTAGCTGGTTCTTTTAAAGCAGAATTTAGAGTCGATTTTTTAGATAACGGTGAAAGTTTAATTGTCCCAATAAGAGAAGACCTATATGTCAATGTACTAGATAGTTTTACAAAAGCTAAAATTGTATGTTAATATGAAAAACTTAATTAAAAATATTTTAAAAGAAGAAGTTGTAAGTAAAGAAAGTTTTAAAACTTTCGCTGAAAAAAGATTTGCTGGTGCTGAAAAAATAGTCAACAACGCAAAAGAAAAGGGTGGTCCAGCAATGTTAACATACCATCATTTTGTAGTTAAACTTCCTTATTACAAAAAAGCAATGGAAGGTAAGTTTGATGTTGAAAAATCAAAAAAAGAATTTAAAAAATATCTAGATGAGTTATGTGACTTATCTGAAAACGTTGAAATGGGTCAAGTAGAGTTTCAAAAACTAGTTGGTCTAATAGAAGTTTTAGGTGAGCTCATCATCAAACAAAAGTAATTTACTATCTCAAAACATTTTACTATCTTTAGTAAAAAATTATTAATAACGAGTTGGTTTTTCTGTACCCGTCCAAAACAGAATGAGATATTATGAACATAGAAAAAATTACCCAAGCAACACCTGCCGACATTAAAACGTTTTTAGAGGGCCATGACCCCGAAAAATACATTGTTGGAATCGAATTAGACCAAACAGACGATTGGTCAGTAGATAACTCAAATCGTGTCTATGTAATGATAGATGACCCAGAAAAGGGTAAAAAAATCAAAACCCAAAAATTCATACCTTTTTGTTGGACCAAATCTTTGAAAGATACAGGATTTTATGGTGACGATGTTGAAAGAATGCGTTATGAAGCAAAAAGACACGGGATTTCAACAGAAAAACTTCGAACCGATGATGACGGTCGTTTAGAAAACGGTTTTAAATTTTTAGTTAAAACAACTGGTACTTATCGTGATTTAGTTAACTTCTTTAAAAAAGGTGGTTTAGACCCTTGGAAAAGAAAAGATATGATACAACTTTTACAACCTATTGAACAGTATATGATACAAACAGGTAAACGGTTGTTTAAAGGTTTTGATGATTATTCTGAAGTCCATAAGGTTGTATTCGATATTGAGACCACTTCTTTGGATCCTGAAAACGGTCATATATTTTTGATTGGTATTAAAGATAATCGTGGGTATCGAAAAATATTGGATGCCTACGGTGAAAACGGTGAATGGTCAGCAGAGGGCGAAAAAGAAATGATTATCAACTTCTTTGAGGTTATTTCTGAATTAAACGCTTCTATTATTACGGGTTATAATTCTGAGAACTTTGACTGGCATTATATTTTGGGTAGAATGAAAATACTTGGAATTGTGGATGAACATGTTAAAGTTACCCCCAGAGGTGATAAAACTAAAACTTATATATCTGATGGTTTTATTAAAACTAAACACCCTGAAATTCCGTTAAGACGTAAAACCGCATCACTTAAATTAGGTGCCGAATTAGAATCTTATGAACAAACACTGATGTGGGGTTATAATATGTTGGATACCTTACATCGTGTTAGACAAGCACAAGCTTTAAACTCTAACATTAAAGAAGCTGGTTTAAAGTATATTTCAAAAGAAGCGAAAGTTGAAAGACCAAACCGTGTTTATGTCGATGGGGCACAGTTAGGTAAGATTTGGAATGAAAATAAAAAATATTATTACAATCCAACAAGCGGACAATGGTACGCATTAGATGATAAAAAACCAGAACCAAAAATAGTAGAAAATAAAAAAGGTGAGTTGGTAATTGTTGATGGGTATGAAGATAAGTGGGAAATTGTTGACGGTCGATTTTTAATAACTGAATATCTAACAGATGACTTGTTAGAAACAGAACAAGTAGACGATATTTACACCCAAGCAGGGTTTTTAACAGCGTCTTTAGTTCCAACAACTTTTAGTCGTACTATTACAATGGGTACGGCAACCCTTTGGAAGTTGTTAATGATGGCATGGTCATATGAAAACGGATTGGCAATTCCAGATACATTACCTAAAAGAGAATTTACTGGTGGTTTATCTAGACTTTTACATTTAGGTTATAGTAAAAAAGTTGCGAAGTTTGACTACGCATCATTATATCCAGCGATACAATTAACACATGAAGTTTTCCCTGAATGTGATGTTACAGGTGCATTACGAGCAATGTTATTATATCTTTCAGAAACTCGTAATAAATATAAAGCTTTAATGAATGAAGCAAATGCGGCGGGTGATTCAAAAGCGGCATCAACGTATGATAAAAAACAATTACCGATTAAGATTTTAAATAATTCTGCTTTTGGGTCTATTTCTGCTCCACATATTTTTCCTTGGGGTGATATTGATATTGGTGAGATGATTACTTGTACTGGTAGACAGTATTTAAGAACTATGATTACTTTTTTTATGGAAAGAGGTTACACTCCTTTAGTTTTAGATACTGATGGTGTTAATTTTTCATGTCCTGAAGACGCAGAAACTAGAACTTATACTGGTAACGGATTACATCGTTTTGTGAAAAAAGATGTAGTTTATTCGGGTATTGATGCAGATGTTGCTGAATATAATGAAAGATTTATGCATGGTGTTATGGGTCTTGATATTGATGATATCATGGATGCAACTATCAATTTATCTAGAAAAAATTACGCAATCTTAAAACCAGGTGGTAAAATCAAATTAACTGGTAACACTATTAAAGGAAAATCTATCCCAAAGTATATTGAAAAATTCTTGGGTAAAGCAATTAAAATGTTGTTGGAAGGTAAGGGTAAAGAATTTGTTGATTTTTATTATGAATATTTAGAAAGAATTTATAACCAACAAGTACCTTTGGTGGATATTGCGAATAAATCAAAAGTTAAAAAAACTATTGAGAGTTACAAAAAAAGAGGTACCGACAAAAACGGCAGAGAATTACCGAGACAAGCTCACATGGAATTAATTATTCGTGATAGTGTTCATATAGATTTGGGTGATACCATTTATTATGTTAATAATGGAACTAAAAAATCTCACGCAGATATCTCAACTAGTAAAACTAAAAAAGACCCACCAGAGGGTACGACAAAATTTAATTGTTATTTAATCACAGAAGACCAGATTAAGAAAAACCCTGATTTAACGGGTAATTATAACGTACCAAAGTATATTGACGCTTTCAATAAAAAAGTAGAACCACTTTTAGTTGTTTTCCCGTTACATGTTCGAGAATCTTTAATAATCGAAAATCCAGAAACAAAACAATATTTTACCTCAAAAGAATTGGAACTAATTGGTGGGATTGCAACAAACCCAGAAGACCAAGACACTTTGGAAGAACTAATGACTATGAGTGAGGGTGAGGTTAGTTTTTGGCAACTAAAAGGTGTTTCAGAGACTTACATGGTAAAAGATAGGTTTCAGGAAGATAAAAAAATTGTTATTTAATTTCTTAAAGTATTTTTTACGATATTTATCATATATGATACCGCATTTACAAGAATTTATACCCTATGATATGGCTTTAAAATTAAGCGAACTGGGTTATCATAACCAAACGCAAGGTTATTACAATATTTATAATAAACACATGTTTTTTTCTGAACATGCTTTACATAGTGAAGCTATTTGGGCACCAAAATACGAACAAGTTTTATACTGGTTACAAACTGTCCATAATAAAGATGTTAACCCAGATAAAGAAAGTATTACAGAGGCTATTAATAAAATAAGTTTAAAAAGATAAAATATTTCACTTTTCTTTGATATTTATAAAGAAAAAAGAATATGATTAATTTTTTAAATGAGTTTATATATTTTGACGGTAAAAGAGTTCCTGTTAGAGATGACGTTAAATCATCTTCTAACAGTACTACTGACCCGATGTTTGACCCAGAAAACGGTCATCAACTAAAAAACGCTACCGCACAACAACGCCAACAAGGTTATCGAGGATACTACTCTTTAGTACCAATGCCTTCCGTTAAAACACCGTTGGCAAGTGATAGTTATCCAACAATGGTTTCATATATGGATGATGAAGAAAAAGTTAGGACACCCAAAAAAAGTAAAAAATACCCTAGCCCTAAAAATATCAAAAGAAAAATAAAAGAAACATCAAAAGATAAGATGAAGGGTATGGTAGAAGATATCGTTACCAAAAAAGTAACAAAAGATATTTTTAATCTTAAAAAAAATGAAATCCCTGATATTGATGTTGTTGCTGAAGAAAACCCTATTTTAGTTAGAAAGTTAAAAAATTTAATTGATATTGTTTCTTTAAATCAGGCTACAGGTGAACAAAAAGGTGTTATCTTAAACTTCTTAGTTACTAATATCGATACCGTTAACATTCCTGTAGAATATAAAAAAGAAATTATAAAAAATTTACAATAAATGGCAAACTCACAGTTACAAGGTCGTTATTGGGATATTCCAGAAGAATTACTTAACCATTTAAAAAGAATAATGCGTGCATACAAAGGCAAGGAGAATGTTGAAGGATATCAAAGATTAAGAAATTTAATATCCGAACCTAAAGTTAGTTATGAAGAATTAAAAAGAATTAAAAATTTTTTTGATACCCAATCTTCAGATACCGACTATATGGATGCTAAAAAACAAACAACACCTTTTATACTTAATGGTGGTCGAAAAATGAAAAGCTGGGTTGATGAAACTTTAGAGTTATCAAGAGGTAATATCGATGGTGTTAAAAAAGTAAAAACCGATACCGCCATGGGTAATTACTACCAAAAAGATAGTATGTCAGGAGATGTTAATAATTTAAAACCAAAAACAGATGATGTAAAAATAAAACATTCACATCAAAAAAGTGTTTCAGAGGCTATTTATGAAATAAGCATAATGGAAAACATAATAAATATTTTTAACAAAAACAAAGAATCATGCCACAAATTTCACCAGTATTAACAGACGCAGGCAGTGTCCAAAGTTTTGGACCTGGAGGTATTTTAAACCAATTACCTGGTTTAAAACAAACAGCTGATGCCGAAAGATTAACTTTAACCGTTCTTAACGAATATAAAGATACGCCGGCCGATAAATATAGTTCAACACATCCAAACGCATTAAGTGATAATGACGGTTTTGGTCGTGGGGATGCTAACGGTCAGGTAGGTACCATTGTTGATATACAAACACAACAAACATTAACTTATTCATCAGGTAATAAATACAAACCTGGTATGGGTTATGATAACTTTAATTACCCACAACAATATTGGTAGTAAATGGAGCTTTACTCTATTTTAAATGAACTTATTTTAGAAGCAGCTTCAGATGCTGAAGTTAGTGATGCTATTGCTAAGCACAATAGGGTTAAAATAAGATATCAAGAACCAAACGGTACTTATAGTACTCGATATTTGGAATCTTATGTCTTAGGGCTTTCAAAAGCCGGTAATCCGATTGTAAGAGCTTATCAATATGCTGGTGACACTACTACTGAAATAGGCTGGAAAACATTTAGATTAGATAGGATAATGGATTGGGAAGAAATGAATGAAAGACCGTTTAGTAATCCAATATCTGATAGAGTAGCCGGAATACCAAAATATAACCGTCTTGGTGACGGTTCGATGACAAGAATAAACAAACAAGCAAAATTTTAAAATATGGATCCTAAATTATTAGCAATTCTCAAGAAAGCAAAGGCAATTGATAAAGCCGCAGAAAAATTTGATACCGGTACAGCAAAAAGATCACAAACACCTAGTTTAACAAGTGATAGAAATGTTATGGGTGGAAGTTCTTTTGATTACGGACAACAAATCTCTGAGTCGGTTGAAGTTGGTACTGAAATGTATAACGAAAGAGTACAAAACTCTAAACTACCTGCAGCAATTCAAAAAGCAATGTTAGAAAACCCAATCCCCCAATTAAACCCGATGAGTGGTGTTGATGAAGAGGCAATCAGGGAATTACGTGGACCTTCAGTTAGAGAATCAGTTAGAGAACCAGCGTACAGTGAAGACGATGAAATAGATATGTTTGAAAACGCAGTGAAAAAACCTGAGATTAAAAAAAGAAGAATGGTAACCGAAAATACTAACCAAATGCCGGTTAACGTCGATGAAAGTTATTTAAGAAAACTAATCGCCTCTGAAATTTCAAAAGCTTTACCAAAAATAATTGAAAACTATTTCGAATCACGTTTGGTTAAAGAAAATGTACAATTTAAGGCTGGGAGCACAGTTTTTTCAGGAAATGTTATGCCAATGCCTAGATTAAAAAGAAAGCAATAACAATTAAACTAAAAACAAACAACATGACAACTAAAGGATGTGGTTGCAAAGGCAACAAAGGTACTCCAAAAGGTAAAAAGTAACCTTTACAAAAACCAAAAAAAGCCCCACTATTATGTGGGGTTTTTTATTGCATAAAATTAAATAAAACATATATGAAAGATAAAGTAAAAGTATTAGTAATTTGTTCAGACCGTTCAGGTGTGGCGAAGTTTAGGTCATTAGATCCACATTTAAGATTACAAGAAATGTATCCAGACGATTTTTTTGTGGATATCATAACAGCAGGTATTGATAGTATTAACTGGGATGATGATAACTATTTAAAACAGTTTAATATTGTTCATTTTCACAGAACAATTACCGATGTTGTAAATGGTCAATTACAACCTGTTTATGGTGAAAACGCAAAAAGAATTTTTGATAAACTTAAAAAATTCGGAATTATTTCGGTTATGGATATTGACGATTATTGGATGCCGTCAATTGACCACCCAGCATACCCAATGTTAAAGCAAGCAAAATTAGATGAACTTATTAAAAGTAATTTCCCGTTAGTTGACTATGTAACAACAACAACTAAAATTTTTGCCGAAGAAATTAAACGGTACAACAAAAATGTTATTATACTACCAAACGCAATTAATCCAGAAGAACCACAATTCCAAAAGAAAGAAGTTAAAAGTGATAAGAAACTTCGTATTGGTTGGTTAGGTGGTAGTTCCCATTTGGAAGATTTACGATTAATGAGACAAGGTTTAAATATTTGGATGAACTCTGATGAGGCAAAAGATACACAATTAGTGATTTGTGGTTTTGATACCCGTGGTAGTATGACAGAAACAAACTCACAAACAGGAGAGCAAAGAACCAGAAAAATCTTACCCCATGAAAGTGTTTGGGCTCGTTATGAAGAAGTTTTCACCGATGATTATAAAATCCTAAGTCCAGAATATAAAAAACAACTTTTAAAATATTCTCAAGAAGAAGGCTTTAACGACATTAACGAAGCTTACCGTAGAGTTTGGACAAAACCGATTACAACTTATGCATCAAATTACAATTCTTTTGATGTTTCTTTAGCACCATTAAAAGAACATATGTTTAATAAAGTAAAATCACAGTTAAAAGTTATTGAAGCTGGGTTCCATAAGAAAGCGTTGATAGCACAAAATTACGGTCCTTATACTATAGATTTAGTTAATGTTATGGAATTTGGTGGTAAAATTAATGAAAAAGGCAACGCAATCTTAATTGATTCTAAGAAAAATCATAGTGATTGGTTAAAGGCGATAAAATTTTTGCATAAAAATCCGGAATTAATTGAAATTATGGGAGAAAATTTATATCTTTGTGTCAAGGAAAAATATCATATTGATGTGGTAACGAAAAATCGTCATTATTTCTATTTGTCAATTGTTAACGATAATAGAGATAGAATAGATGAAACGATAAAAAATATAAATAATTAATAGTTTAGGTAACAATAACTAAGTTATAAATATTTATATAATATGGATATTATTATATACACACTAAGTGATGGTAAAGAAATTAGGTACGTTGGTAAAACAAAAAATATAGAAAAAAGATATAAAGAACACATTAGAGAATCTAAACAAATTAAAACATATAAAGAAAGATGGGTAAACAGTGTATTACGCAATGGAGGTACTATTTTTATCGAAAGTTTAGAAATAGTTGATGAAAGTTTAGCTAATGAATCTGAAATTTTTTGGATAAATCAATTAAAATACTGGGGGTTTAATTTGGTTAATACTACTAAAGGTGGTGACGGAGGTTCCCCAATGTTAGGTAAAAACCATAATGAGGAAACTAAGAAAAAAATGAGTGAAACTCATAAAGGTAAAACTGTTATAATTTTAGAAGAAACTAAGAAAAAGATATCTGAAAAACTAAAAGGTAGAATTTTGTATAAAATGACAGAAGAAATTAAAAAAAAGATATCTGAAAAACTAAAAGGTAGAAAAACACCTTGGATGGAAAAACCTTTATCGGAAGAAACTAAGAAAAAAATCAGTGAATCAAAAAAAGGCAAAATAACATGGATGAAAGGTAGGCACCACACAAAAGAAAGTAAAAAAATTTTATCAGAAAAAAATAAAAACTATAAACACACTCAAGACGCTAAAAATAAAATTTCAGAAAAACAAAAAATTAAATGGATAATTAAAACCCCAAATAATGATTTATTAGAATTTTTTGGTTATGATTCATTTAAAGAGTATGTAATTAAAAATTCATTAGATGTTAGTGTAGAAACATTAAAATCATACGGTAAAAATAAAGGTTGGGTTATTGAAAATAAAATAAAATTAAATAATTAATAAAAAAAAACAATGCAATTTAACATTGAAAAATTACTTTTTTTTGACATCGAAAGTGTAAGTCAGTATGAATTTTTAAAAGACTTACCTGAAGAAGATTTAAAACAATGGTTATCTTATTATGATAACTTTAGAGAACGTGTAACCGATGAAAGTAAAATACCCAAGGAAGATGATTATCGTGGTAAAGTTGAGAAGAACTACATAAAAGATTTACACAATGAAGTTTACAGACAAACAGCAGCGTTCTTTCCTGAATTTGGTAAAGTTGCCTGTGTTTCTATGGCTTTTGTAACTAAAGATGGTAACGTTAAATTTGAATCTTTTTGTGGTCAAAATGAAGTTGAAGTTTTAATGAACACTCGTAAAATATTTGACAAAGTAGAAAGCTTAGGTTTTGAACTCTGTGGTCAAAATATTAAAAACTTTGATATCCCGTTTTTGGCAAAAAGATTTGTTATTAACGGATTAAAACCACCAAAACTTTTCCCAACACACAACACAAAACCTTGGGAATTAAAAGTTTTAGACACAAGAGACGTTTGGAATTTTGGTGGCAGGAGTATTGGTTCTTTAGATTTGATTTGCAGTGTTTTAAAAGTTGATTCACCTAAAAACGGTGAAGTCAAAGGTGATAATGTAACCACTAATTTTTGGGAGGGTAAATACGAAGAAATTAAAACGTATTGCCAAAAAGACGTTAAAGCTTTAGTTGATATAATAACAAAATTCAATAATTTAAAATGACAGACGATTTACAGAATTACATTAAAGAATTAATTCATTTAAAAAAATTAGGTTTAATTTCTAACGATGAGTTAAACGAGTTAGACGAACTTTTAGTTATGTCTAAAAAATTAGAATCAGCAGGTTTTGATGAGTATAAAGATGTTAATAAAACAGAAATTAAATTTGTTAATACTTCAGAAAATCCCGACCCTATTTGGGCTAAAGACGGTGACTCTGGTTTCGATTTAAGGGCAAACCTACCTGATGGTAAAAAAGAAATAACTTTACTACCACTTGAAAGAATGTTAATACCCACAGGACTTTATTTTGAGTTGCCTATGGGATACGAACTTCAGGTTAGACCAAGAAGTGGTCACTCACTTAAAACTGGTTTAATGGCAATTTTAGGCACTGTAGATACGGGTTATCGTGGAGAGGTTAAAGTTATCATGGTTAACTTAAATAAAGAACCACAAAAAATAGAACAAGGTGAAAGAATAGCACAAGGTGTTGTTACTTCTAGAGTTAGTAATGACTTTGGTAAAATGATTAAATTAAATTCTATAAAGGAACTTTCAGAAACTGAACGTGGTTCTGGGGGTTTTGGATCAACTGGTAAAAATTAAAAATATGACACACTATAGACCACTACCTAGTTACCTAACGATAAAACCTTCAACAATAGACGGACTTGGTTTATTTACAAATATCGATATTGATAATAATTTTATCATAGGTGTAACCCATGTAAAAGACCCAAGATTTGAAGATGGTTATATTAGAACACCTCTTGGTGCGTTTATTAACCATTCTGATACACCTAATAGCGAATTTTATGAAGATGGTGATTTTATTAAATTAAAAACAATTAGAGAAATTAAAGAAGGTGAAGAGTTAACTTCAAAATATACATTATATAACCCAATAAAAGAATAATATGTCAGTAGTAGCAGTAAAAGTTTATAAAGATAAAATTGTAATTGGTGCCGATTCAGTACTTATAAATGACACAGTACAAGAAAAAGATAGAAAAGCTAAGCTTTTTCAAAACGATTTTATGTGCGTGGGTGATGTCGGAGAAGCTCAAGAAGGAGCGTTATTCCGAATATATACAAAAACAAGAAAACCTAGGGAATCTAGTGTTGACGCGATAACAGAATTTCTTTTCGAATTTTATCAATGGAAAAAAGAAAAAACTGAAAGTACTGAATTAGTAAATTATTATATAATTGTTTTTGAAAATAAGGCATTTTTAGTTGAAGGCTTTTATGTCAAAGAAATTGTGGATTATATGGCTATAGGTGCTGGAAATTCGTTCGCACTTGCGGCACTTTACTTGAATCATGATGTATATGACGCAATAAGTGTTGCTTGTGAATTATCAACACTATGTGAACCCCCTATTAATATTATAGAAGTACCTATTAAATCCGTTAAATAATCATTAACATTTTGGTCATATTTAATTCTAATTAATTTAATATTGTTTTTTAAACAATATTGATTTTTAATTTCATCATGTTTTTTGGTTTTTTTAAAATTTTTTTTATCATAATCCCAGATAAATGGCTTAAAATGTTGTTCACCATCATACTCAATACACATATTGTATTCTGGTAAATAAAAATCAAACGGGAGGGGTTTAATATTTCTACAATCAATAAATCTATATTGTGATATATATTTAATATTTTTTTCTTCTAAAAAATATTTAACCTTTAACTCACCCTTTGATGTACTACAAAATTTACAGCCTTTCCCTTTAAAATGATTTAAAGGGATCTGTTCGAACTCACCATGAATTGGGCATATAATTTTAACTTTTGTACTATAATTTTTATACTCAACTAAACAATAATCATATTTATTATTGTGAATTTTTATTGATTTATCGATAAATTCTTTAGTTGTAAGTTTATTTAATCCTGCACATTTTTTACATCCACATCCAGATAAATGACTGTGTGGTTCTTGTTCGAATTCACCATGAATAGGGCAAATAATTTTAACTTTTGTTCTATTATTTTTGTAATCCACTAAAGAATAATTATACTTGTCATTATGTATTTCTTTAGCCTTTTCTATAAAATTTTTAGTGTTAGATTTATCAGTTCCGCCACATTTACGACACCCTTTACCGTTTAAATGACCGACCGAAAATTGTTGAAACTCACCGTGTATTGGACATATTATTATAACTTTAGAACGAGCATTTTTGTAATCAACCAAAGAATAATCATATTTATCGCCATGTAGTTTTTTAGCTCTTTTTATAAATTCTTCTGTTGTTAATTTAACATTATTACAACATATTGGACATCCACCACCGCTTAAATGATTGGTAGAACTTTGCTCAAAAACCCCATGTTCTTTACATATAATTTTTATTTTACTATGTGAACCAACGTATTCAACCAAAGAATAATCATATTTATCACCATGAACATTCTTGGCATCTTCTATAAATTGTTCAGTTGTTTTTTTGGCCATTACTTTTAATAATTTCTTTATTTAATTCCTCATCAATAAAATTTCTGAATCTTTGACTCATATTAAACCCTTGTTTTTTACACATATTTTTATATCTACCATATTTTTCTTTCGATAGTCTAAATATTACTGTTTTATCTTTATTCATTTTGTATATACATTTATATATAAATATGTGTTTTTATTGAAAAAACTTTATTTATTAAAAAAAATTACATATATTCATAAAAAATAAAAAAATGGAAAATTTATACGATTACTACATTCACTACAACATTTATACTAAAGAATGGAAAGCTTTTTTAAGAAGTGAAAATTCAAAATATCTAAACGGTAAAGCTAAAGTTATTTCTGATAGCAGTCCTAATAACTTGGTTAAAAGAATCAAGGAACTTGAGAAAACATTATCTTAATGGTTACTGTTGTTTATTCCACCAGAAAACCAAACAAAGGGTTTCAAGATTATATTAAAAAAACCATTGGTTTAAAATATTTTGAAATTTATGAAATAGTTAACAACGGTGAAAAGTCTTTAACACAATGTTATAACGAAGGTTTGGATAATGCAAAAAATAGCATTATCGTTTTTTGTCACGATGATATTTTTTTAAAAGAAGGTTGGGGTAAAAAAGTATTAAAACATTTTCAAAATACAGATTATGGTATTTTGGGTATGGCAGGTACCACCGATATGGCCGAAACTGGTCGTTGGTGGGAAGACCAATCAAAAATGGTTGGTATTGTATCACACTCTCATGAAGGCAGAACCTGGGAAAACAGATATTCTGAAAATTTTGGTGACGACATTATTGAAACTGCAATTCTTGATGGGCTATTTTTTGTCGTAGATAAGGATAGAATTAAAGAAAGATTCGATGAAAATATAAAAGGTTTTCATTTATATGATCTTGATTTTACTTTTAACAATCATTTATCCGGTGTTAAAGTAGGTGTTATGTTTGATATTAAAATTACACATAAATCTATCGGAATAACGAATGATGAATGGGAAAGAAATCGTGAACAGTTTGTTCAAAAATTTAAAGATAAGTTACCATATAATATTAAACCAGATATTAAATTTGAGGTTGAAAACCCTAATAAAAAACTAAAAGAAACCCCAAAAATTGCGATTATTATACCAACAAAAGGTAACGTCCATTTATTAAAACAATGTGTTAATTCAATACATGATTATGATGGGTATACCAATTTTAAAATATACATTGCAGATACCGGGTCAACACCAGAGGAAAAATTGGAAATAAAAGATTTTATTTCAAAAATGACTTATGTTAACCTTATTGAATATGATTTTTATAATTTCGCTGTTATCAACAATGATGTTGTTGAAAATCACATAGATAAAGATACCGAACTTATTTTATTCTGTAATAATGACATTAAATTAATGAACAATGCGATTACACGCATGGTTGCGGTTTATCTTAAAAACAAAAAAACAGTTGGTACCATTGGTGCTAGATTACATTTTGGTGATAACACGGTTCAACATTCTGGGATTAGAGTTTTTTTAAATCAAGAACCAAGTGGTATGTATCGAATAATGTTAACCCACAAGGGTTTAAAAAGTTATTATTCATATCATTCAGATAATCAAAAAATATTTGGTAATACTGGTGCCTTTTTATTGATTAAAAAAGAATTATTTCAAACAATAGGTGGTTTCAACACTAACTATAGAGAATGTTTTGAAGATGTTGAATTAAATATTCAATGTTTAAATCATAACAAAGAAAATATTTTTTGTGGTGAAGCAGTTTGTTATCACTATGAAAGTCAAACAAGAAATAAAGACGAAAAAAAGGCTAGAAGAGAATATGAGGATTATTCCAGAATGTTAATACCTTTTATTATTAATAATAAAAAAACATATAATTATTTTGATAATATTGATTCTAAAAATTTAGATCGTATTATTAAAACATATGATGAATTAAAACAATTTTTAAGGTAATGAAATTAGGGGTGTCTTATAATATTTTTGATGGAGAAGAACTTTTAGAAGGTTCTATTAAACAAATTCGTCAACACGTTGATCACATAAGCGTGGTCTATCAAGTTGTTTCCAACTTTGGTAACCCCTGTAATCCAGAATTAGTTCCACTTTTGGAACGTTTAAAATCAGAAGGTTTAGTTGATGAACTTTTTGAATACAACCCAAAAATAAATAAAGGCGGTCACTCTAATGAAATTCAAAAAAGAAATATAGGTTTAGCTTTATCACAAGGAGCTGGATGTACGCACCATATGTCAATGGATTCTGATGAATATTATATCCCATCGGAGTTTGAAAGCCTTAAAAAATTAATAGAAGAAAATGATTACGATTCTTCTTATTGTCAGATGCAAACTTATTATAAATCCTGGGAATATGCTTTAGACCCACCTGAAGAGTATTATGTGTCTTTAATTTTTAAAATTAAAAATGATTCTAATTATGTTATGGGTGCTTTGGCTCCAGTTTTAGTTGACCCGACGAGAAGGATGTCACCCAGTGATAAACCATTGGTTTTAAAACGTGAACAAATACAGATGCATCACGGTTCTTATATTAGAAATGACATAAGAACAAAATTAGTTAATAGTTCAGCGTCAGTTAATTTTAATAGTGATATCGATAGAATTGTTAACCATTATGATAATTGGGCATACCCTAATAAAGTTTTATGGGGTGGGTTACCAAGTACACTATATAAAGTTAAAAAAGTAGATAAAAAATGGAATTAAATGAATTAATGGTTAAATACGGTACTGATAAACAACAAGAATTACATAATTATGTTGAGTACTATGATAAATATTTTTCTAAAATAAAAAACGATAAGTTAAAAATTTTAGAAATAGGTATTTATCGACCACCTATGGATGGTAAAGCTGTTGTTGGTGCCTCACTTAAAACTTGGAGGGATTATTTTGTGAACTCAGATATTATTGGGGCAGATTTAGATGATTTTTCTGACGTGAATGACGGTAGGATAAAAACAATGAAAGTGAATCAGGAATTAAGATATAATAATGAAACACATAACGGTTTACATAGTATTATAGAAAAATTTGGTGATAATTTTGATATTATAATAGATGACGGAGGTCATACAATGTTACAACAACAAGTTACATTAGGTTTTATGTTTAAATTTTTAAAACCTGGGGGTTTATTTATAATTGAAGATTTACATACATCCTATTTCGCACCATTTGCTTATAATAAAACTAATACGGAATATACGACATTAGGTATGTTGGAAAATTACGTTCAAAATAAAACAATTATAAGTGATTTTATCAGTGACGATGAAAATCGATATCTGTTATCTAATATAGATAAATTAGAAATATATAAAGGCAGCCAATCTGAAATTGTTTTTATAACTAAAAATGTGTAATTGTTTCATAATATCATTCTATCTACCAACACAGGAAAGTCTATTAGTTTTAGAAGAAATAATTCTTAGATTGAGGGAAGGGTTTAATAACCCAACCATGATAATAGGATTCAATCCATCAAAATTTGTAGACGATGGTATAAGAATAATAGAAAAGTATAAAGATACTAATATATTATACGATACCGTTGATGAACCTCTAGTGTGTGATTCAGATGCCTCCGGATTTCAATGTGCATTAAATATATTAAAAAAACAAAATGATAGATTTGATTTATATTGGTTTTTACATAGTAAGGCTGTCACAACAAACAGAGACATAGAACGTGAATATATGATGAATGATTTTATCTCTAATAAAGATAAAATCGAATCACTATTCAACCAGAATGATTTTATTGGTTCTTATGGTGATATGATGATACACTTAGGGACACTAAAACCTAATCATAAATTTACTAGTCCAACAATCAGTGGTAATTATTTAGAAAAATTTTATGACTTCAATATTAAAATGCCATTAGAATATTTTTACGCTAAAACATTTTATGTTATTAAGGGTAAAATATTAAATAATTTTATTGACGGTTGTAAACTATCTTTTTTCACTAACCCATTAAATATAGATTTAAATATAACCGATAAAACTGATAGATATTTCTTTGAGAGAGATTTTATACGTATTGTCGATAAAATGGGTTATATACCATTATGTCGTGTAGTATCTAATGGTATTAGTGATACAAGATGGGGTGATATTAGTACTATACAATCAAATACAGATTATTTAGAAGAAGTAAAAATTTGGTTAGAGGTTAATAATATAAATTTAAATGAAAATAATGTTTTAAAAGTACTAAAAGAATGGCAAAGACTGTAATTACTGTAACTGGTATAAGACCAGATTTTATTCGAATGTCCGAAATCTTCAAAAAGTTAGATGAAAATTTTAATCATATACTAATTCATACCGGACAACACTTTGATAAGTTATTATCTGACGTATTTTTTGACGAGTTGGGTATTCGAAAACCAAATTATAATTTAGAAATAGGTGGACCAGGTAGAGAACATTTTCACCAAACAGCCGATTTATCGGTAAAATTAATAGAGTTAATTCGTAAAGAAAAATTAAATCCAGATATTATATTATTTTTAGGTGACTCCAATTCGGTTGTATCGGCGGTATCATTAAAAAAAGAAGGTTATAAGATTGGTCATATTGAAGCTGGGATGCGTTCATATGATAAAAGAATGTTAGAAGAAATTAATAGAACCGTTTGTGATCATTGTAGTGATTACTTATTTGTTTATCATGAAAATTATAAACAAAAAGCTATTAGAGAAAATATTAACCCAGATTCTATATTTGTGGTTGGGAACACTATTGTGGAAGTTGCTGAAAAATTTAGACCTAATGGTGATAAAAAGAATGATAGAATTATTCTAGATATTCATAGGCCAGAAAATTTTAAATATAAAGAAAGATTATTAAATATTTTAACCTACGCAAATAACATGGGTTTTAAATATGACTTACCGGTTTTTATGTTAGGGTTTAAAAGAACCTTAGATAGTGTAAGGGAGTTTAATATAGACATGTCAAAATATGAATATATTACTCAGGTAGAATTACTACCATTTAAATCTTATATACAGCAAGTGTATAATTCAAAATTTATTATTTCAGATTCTGGTACAGCACAAGAAGAACCTGCCATATTGAATACACAGGTCATTATACCAAGAGATTTTACTGAGAGACCTGAATCCGTAGAAAGTAACTGTTCATTTATGATTAATGTTAACGAAGAAAATCACGAAAGCTGGGCTTTCTCTGAAAATTGGTT